CGCGGAATATCCGCACTCGGAACCATTGAGAAACGATGCGGATCAACAGACCGATTTTTAAAAGACATACCCATGATTAAAGACTCCGTTTAAGAAAAGAACCACGCGCTTGATGAACTTCTTCACGAACAGCAAGACGCGACCAAGAACCATCACCTGAGGCCATCAACGCCTCAGCATCCATCTCACGCTGCGCGACAATATCTGAGAACATATCGGGCCGCAACGACTCAATAAGCCGATCGTAGTATTTAGGAGGCTTCGAACGCGCACCATTGACGACAACAAAATCACGCGGATAGACATCTGAATGAAACCTTTCAAACCAACCACGACCAATCGCAGGTTTTAGACTCATGCGATTAAATTCAGGAACTCGGTCAACAATTTCACCATCGACTGTAACCACTCGATAATGAGATTCAGCAAGTTGTCCATTTACTTTAGCAACGCAATAGCGGGCAATGTATCCGGCACTGGCGAAGGACACCGATCCGACGCTACATAGGCCACGGCCCCAAAGCCTATCAAGAGTACCACTAGTGTAAAGTTTAGATTCACCGTCCGACCCTTTCGAAAAATAAACCTTGTCGGGGAAATCGTATCCGAAAATGCAGGCATGGAAGTGTGGCCTAGCACCTTCAGAACCGTATTCACCACCGACATAATACGACAACTTCAAGCCGGTATGCTTGCGCAACCGTTTAATGAACAGTTGGAAATCGCGGTAGACCAAGGAAGGGCCAGTTTGCGCATAGGTAAGCGTAATGAAACAGTTGTTTTCATGCAACGACGCCTCATGGACACACCGAACAGCCCATTGACGGGAACGCTCGAGCCGACACCCGATGCACTGGCCACAAGGCAACCACAAAGACGACTCAACACCACGAGCACACGCAGAGATAAACTTCACCGACCCATCCGCCAGCCGCTGAGCAGCTTGCGGGTGATAACACGCCATACATCACAGACGCCAACCACCGCGCATAGGCGCACGAGCCGCATTAGCGCCGGCGACGGTGCGCACATTGTGTCGGAACTGCGCAGCAGACCCAGACTTAGAAACAGGACGACGACTAACAGGCTTCATAAACTACTCCTTGGAATTGGTGTCACCTAGACCAGTTACATCAAGTAGAAAACTGGTCTAGGATCATCCTACAACACTAAACGGAATCGCGCAAGTCCTTAGCGCGACAAACGAGCGTAGGGGCGCCCTCGAGAGGCAAAAGCACACCCTTATCATCATCAAACGAGCCCAACTGATAAAGCTCGAAATCTTCCGGGTGACGCTTAATGTCACCCTCGTTCGAACCGTTGACCTCATCGCGCAACGCGCGAACGCCAGCAGCCGTAGCCTGGACAAAAAATGGCTGACCGAACAAGCGGGCAGCACTATCACGCACACACAAAACAATCTTCATAGCTCAAGCTCCAATTCATTCAGATTCGGTATCTCAGAACGAATCTTGGTTAACAACGACACAACACAAGCCAAATGCGCCTCATACGACTCACGAATGGCAGGTACTTCCTCAGACTTCACCCAACGGCGAAGCACCTTACGAGAATCAAGGAGCGACTGTTTCAACACAGCACGCTCAAACCGATTGAAATCCTCAAAATAAGACATAGAAACCTCAAAAAAATTTAAGCAGTGGAAAATTCCACGAACAAATAATAACACAAAAAACAAAAAAATGCTAAAAAATTTATAAAAATTGGTAGTAAAACAACCGACAACAGCACACAAACAAAAAAAACCCTGCTTTTTATGGAGCAGGGTTAAGGCAACTGAAGCACAAGCAGATCAGCTCAAACTGACGGGATGGCTTCGCCCGGCTATACGCCTGGGCTCAGACCCCCCGCCGTACGCAAGCAGAGGAATACCGCCACGCGCCTAGGGCGCTACGTCAGGGCTTCGCCCCGACACCCCGGAGTCAGCCGCAGCAGCGGCAGGAGCTACAGGAACCTCACGCTTGACACGCAGGCCAAGCGAAACAGACTCCTCAACCTTTGACGGATCGTCAAGAAAACCCAACAACTGACCGGGGTCATTGTTAAAACGCTCACGCAACTCGCCAGGCATACGCATGAACTCAGCCTGAGAAGCGAGCACATAATTCATAGCGGCATGATAAGACGAAGGCATACCAGCCACATCGACCGACTGAGGCATCTGGAAATCACCAGGCAACTCGCCAGTCAAACCAAAACGCCGAACGATGGTATTGATGTCAGTCTCATCCTTCGCAGACTGAACAGCCAACGACTCATCAGCACAGGACAAACCGGACTCATTCGATGCGGCATCCGCATCATAATTAAAGGGTGTACGAAAAAACATAAAAACTCCTAAAGATTAACGACGAAACGCAGACCACAACAAACGCAAAAACGGCTCTAAAGCGCCAACCGTTTTACCAAGCTCACCAAACGACGCACCAGCACGAACGTCCTGGGCAGCGAGTTCAGAACGAGATTGTTCAAGACCCTGCTGTATACGTAAAAGAATATTCTGTTCATTCAGATTCGGTATCTCAGAACGAATCTTAGAAACTGTGGCGCGTAACACATTACCCGTTTCAGTAAGGTTGTAACCTTCCTTCACAAGATTCTGATACTGTTCACGCAAATTATCAATTAAAGCACGAGAACGATCATTATCGGTCTTGAGATTTACAACCTCCTGAACAGTCTTATCGACCGTAGCATCAACCAAACGCGAAGAAGTATCCGCCTGCCTTGTCGCCGCCTGAGCAGAAAACGACGACGACATAGCCTGGCCAAGATCAGGATAACCACCAGCAGAAGCCATAACAGAGGTCGGAGCAGATCCACCACCTTGCGAATATGCCAACATCGGATTAAGACCGGCCGCTTTCATATCCGCGACCGTCGTCTGATACCGAGTAGCAAACTGCTGAGCAGAAAAATCATTACCAGTCTCTTGACGATCAGAAGCAGCCTGATTATTAAGAAAACCAGAAAGCAGCGAACCGCCGACAGCAATAGCAGGAGCAAGCCAACTCATAACAGGCCTCAGAAATGATCAATGAGACCGGGAACAGAATACAACGGCATCGAACGAGCCGTTACACACTGAAAAAAACTATCGAAAATAAATTGCTTACCATTAGCCGCGGCACCAACAGCAACAACACGATCGACAGGAGGACTAGATTCGATAAACGTACTGTTCAACGTAGGCAATGACGTAAATTTCTGCGCCAAATGCCAATTATCAATCGTACCGCTAGACGTAGACCTAAACAAACCAGTCACCATCGAAGGCTTATAACGATACTCAGCCCACCGCTCCTGATAACCGAAAACAGAATCATCGGTGGCATTACCAGTGAAATAAATCTCTTTATTAAGAACAGCCTGTTCGCCAAGATTTGCAAACACCGGAAAATAAAAATCATACCGCGTAGACCGCGACCACATCCGATTGAGACCTTGTTGATACGTCAAATCAGCATCAACACACACCAAACCAAGTACAACGCCATGCTCGGTGAAACTCTGGCTGAAACCATGACCAGGAGCAAGGACAGTACCGACACCTGCTAATTGACCGAGTGGCGTAGTCGTACCAGAAGCACCAGAACCAGACGCCTGAACAATAGGCGAAATGTTGACGGGCGAAGATCCACCGCCAAGATACTCAGGACGCTGCAAACGAGCATCAGGAGACACGACACCAAAATGAGAACGAACAATTTCAGTATAACGACTACCGCCGCGAGAATCACGCTCGAGCAACTTTTGAATCTGAAAACTCTGACGCAACTGATTAATAGTCGCCGCAGTAGCTTGACTCAAATCAGCAACAAGCTCACCCGTACCATTAGCTGTGCTCCGACCATAAATAGGGCCAGTACCGCTTTCCCAAATGGCACGAAGCGAAAGAGCAGAAGTTCGAACATTAACTTGATTATTGCCACCCATGGCATTATCAAAAGTCATGTTCTTTCCGATAATAGGCGCTTCAGTGCCAAGCGGCAAAGTAACCGAAGTACCACCCTTTTGGGGCCAAGGCAAACACGACGTAAAATAATCGTGACGTTTTCCGCGACGCTTTAATACGTAATTGGAATAAGTATCCGGGCCATCACCAAGGTCGACAGTCACCGAGTTTTGGAGATTTTCATCCCTAAACCATTGATTATAAATAAGGTTGTAGGCTCGCAACGGCAAGTTCAAATGAGTGACCGTCTTAGTGGACGCAACCTGACCAACAGTGGGCAAACCCATGTAATCATGAAGAGAACCGACCGCATAACCATTAGCGGGCGAAGTACACTTGGGAGTAACAAACGAGATCGAATCAGCAGGGTTAACCTGCTCTCCCATAAACTTTTTGAAATTCGACCAAATCAAACGATAAGGAACGAAAAAGAAAAACGACGACAA